GTATCGAGGATTCATTGGTTCTTACCAATACGTCTGCAACCATTTCTTATCCAAACCTTTAAAATTAAAAACAAATGGCATTAGTTGAAATAAGCCAATTAGATGTGTCCTTTAGAGGCACTGAGGCAAATAACATTTTTTTAGAGCCTGTTTTCTTTGACGATGACCTTCGCGGACAATTCCGTGTACTTGGAAACGTTGCCAATAAAAAGAAGATGGTTTTTGTACAACAGTTGGAAAACATTGTACGCAAATACTCAGGCTGCGGATTTAATCCCGTGGGTTCGGCTGACATTTACCAGCGTACTATTGACGTTGAAAAAATGAAGGTGGATCTTGAAATGTGTTGGGACGAGTTTGAGGATACCGTTTTCGAGGAGTTGTTGAAAACAGGTACAAGGCTTCCAGATGTTTCAGGTACATTGATTGAAAATATTCTTTTGACCCGTACACAACAGGCGATAAGAAATGATATTACCCGTCTTTCTTACTTTGGTGACCAATCTTCAAACAATCCTAACTTTGATTCACTTGACGGATTTTGGACTGTTTACTATCCTCAGTTAGTTGCGGATGCTTTGACACCAAGAACAAACACGGGTTCAGGTTCTGACCTTTCCTCAGGTGACGGCTTCGCAATCCTTCGCGCGGTATATGACCAAGCTCCTTTACAGTTGAAAGGTTTACCTGCTAACCAAAAGGTGTTCAATGTAACGCAAAGCGTTTATTCTCAATTAAGGGAAGACATTGAAAACGGCGGTGGCGGTGACTACGGTTTATTGCAGTTGATTAACGGGGTTGAGCAATTCACCTTCCGTGGTGTACCCGTTGTTCCTCAATTCCGTTGGGACGATATCGCAACAGGACTTGGAACAACTAAGCCTCATTATGTGGAATATACCACGCCTCAAAACAAGGTACTTGCAACGGACGTGCTAAGCCCTGAAACGGCTTTGGAACTTTGGTATGACCAGAAGGACGAAAAGGTGTACATTAAAGCGCGCTTCAAAATGGGCGTTAATTATATTCACCCATCTTTAATCAGCTTAGGCTACTAATCAATAACGAATGAGCGCAATAACAGGCGGTTGGCTTAATCAATGTACGGATGGCACTTGCGCAGGAGGTATTGGCAAATTTTACGTTGCCAATGCTAATCAGGTGACAAGCATAACCAACAACGCATCGGGAGCAACCACGGCAATAACAATGACTTCCACGGCTGCCGTGTTTTACGAGATTGAATTCAGAGATAATTCAGGCGCGTTCACCGAAACGGTGACGCAAGACCCTGATACTTTGTCGGTAGCCATTGAGCAAAGTTTAACGGGAATTATTAATTGCCGCGATCAGGAGCTAAGAAACCTTATTCAAGATATGGCAAATCAGGCTTGCGGCTTGGTTTGTGTCCACGTGGAAAACACGGGTAACTATTGGATTTGGGGCGTTGAACCAGTTGGCGGTAAGAAAAGAGTTGCAAGGTTAACAAGTGCGGAAGGTTTATCAGGTGCATTGTTTACCGATTCAAATCAAGAAACGCTTACCATTACTTGTAGAACAACGAACAAAGCGAGGTTTATTGTAAACGGCGAAACAGTGATGAACGCCTTAGATTAATTAAAGTATGATAGTTAGAGAAAAAAGTAGGCAAATGCTTTACGTGGGTGCAGACCTTTCGGGCAAAGCTGGAATCATTCGAAAAACTATCGGCGAACTTTCACAAAACGAATTGAGGGCTTGGTATCAATCAAGCCCTCAGGACGTTGGGCAACACGTCATTTATACCCCCGAGAAAAAAAGCTATGAGCCAACAATTAAAGAAAATACAGGCAGTCCCGAACAGGAACAATCGAGTAAGTAAACGAAATCAAAGCCCTTTACTTGCATCGGTTACCTTAGATACTTCCAATACAATGCTTGTAAAGGAGGATATTTTTAACGAGCCGTCACGGGAAAGGCTTGATTTTACGGGGGCAAAGTGGGTGCGGTTCTTTACACAAAAGGATGACTTTTTAAAGAGCCTTATCGCCATTGTTAATAATTCGCCGACATTAAGAAGGATAATTGAAGATAAAACAAATATGGTTGTCGGTGACGGCTTCATTCCCATGAAGGGCAAGGCAAATACATTGCTTACCACGTCCATGAAGGGCGAAGTTATCACCGACGATTCTTTAAGCGAAATAGAAGATGTTATTTCACAAGTTAATTTACACGGGCAAAATCTTCAGGAGGTTTTGGCTCAACTTGCATTTGACTATGATGCTTTTGGGAATAGCTTTTGCGAAATTGTTAAAGGCAAAGTAGGCAGCGAGCCATTCACTTATATTTATCATGTACCCGTTTACAACGTTGGTATTCGAAAAGCGGAAGCGGATCAGATTATAAAATCAGTTGGTATTTATGACAATTGGGAAGAAGTACCACTCACCACCGACGGCGTATTTTACGAAAGCGAAGGATTCAGGGAAGTACCAATTTACCCAGACTTTAAGAAATTTGAAGACGGAACACAAAGAAGCGTTATTCATGTTAAGCAATACGCCGCAGGCTATTTTTACTTTGGTTTACCTGAGTGGATTGGCGCGAAAATGTGGGCTGAGATTGAATATCGCATTCAGCGGTTTAATACAAGTAAATTTGAAAACGGCTTCATGCCTTCGGGGGTGATGCAATTCTTCGGCTCGATTACGCCTGAGCAGGCAAAGAAATTGGTTGAAGGAATTGAAAGCAAGTTCACGGGAATGGGTAATAATCATAAGTTATTTGTTCAAGTTCTGAGGGACGAAAAATTAAAAGCAAATTGGATTCCCACCTCCAAAGAAAGTGAGGGCGAATTTTTAAACTTGCAAAACTTAGCAGCCTCAGCGATTGTCGTGGCTAACAGGTGGAGCAAGTCACTTGCAGGCTTCGCCACGGCGGGGCAACTTGGAAGCAATCAACAGATAAGACAAGAAATGGAATACTTGCAAAGTACGGTTATTAAGCCGCGCCAAAACTTGATGCTATCTAAAATCATAAATCCTTATTTAGCCGAAATTGGGCTTTATAACCCAGTCTTTAAAGATGTTCAATTCTCAATATCAAATACTTTACCCGTGTCTTTCATGGGTGAAATAAAGGTTGAGGATAATTTGACGGTAGATGAAAAGAGGGAAATATTAGGTTATTCACCAATCGAAACAAATGAGCCAATTAATACAACCGTCTGAGGTTATAAGCGGCGGAGTTGCAAGACCAACGCCAGCGGACATAAGACTTGATAAAAGCCTTATAAGCCCTCACATTCAAGATGCGGAGTTTCAATGGATTGTCCCAGCGATTGGCGTATCTTTTTACGATGCCCTTGTTGCTGACAAACGAAGTTCAACGGCTTTCACGTCCACGGCTTATCAAGCGTTATGGAATGATCATTTAAAATCCTTTTGCGCCAACGCCGTGTTATACGAAGCAGCACCGTACATGGTTATGCAACTTGGTACAAATGGACTTTATACATTGGATAATGAGTACGGGCAAAACGTGGGCGTTGACGGATTGAAATTTTATCAGGACACGATGCTTCAAAGGCTTGGGGTTAAGAAGAAAAGGATTAAGGATTATTTGTGTACTTGCGCAAGTAATTTAATAGGCTTTGTTCCTTCTGCAATTGGTTGTCCTGAGGCAATTTGTAATGAGGATGAAGAAATATTTGATATTTATAACACGATGGGAATAGTACTATGAGTGAAATAAAACCAAAGAAAGAAAGGCGGTTCCTGAAAACATTGGGGCGTGTGGGTGAAATATTGGTGGAACAAGTATTGCTTAAATTGGGGAGTAGTATAATTAGAAAGATTGGAGGCAAGAAAACTTTGCCTTCAATTCTTTTTTTATTTCTTTCCCTCAGCCTTTTCGCCCAATTCCCAAACACTGGCAACAAACAACGCCTTGGTTTCCAGACCACTGGAGACGGGCTGGTGTGGCGCGGTTCAATTTCCGACACGGCTTCCATTCAACCGATAAACAATCAAAACGCATGGGTAATTCTTGATACCATTAACCTTAAATTTTATACGTTTGATTTTACCTCTAATGTTTGGAACTTGGTAGGCGGTGCGGCGTTTACTCAGCCCGTGGATTCATTGTTTTTCAATGTGAATATTCCTACGAACAATGTGGACACGGCAAAAATGCGATGGGATTCAGATTTGGCGACGGTGGTACTTGGATTAAATGACAATGTACCAAATGAACTTGGGTTCAAGAACTTTTGGCTTGTTAAAAATCAAACAGGCTCAACCATTACCAAAGGTAGCCTTATATATGCCAATGGCACAGTGGGTGCAAGTGGGAGAATAACCGTTGATAAGTTTATCGCCAATGGCTCAATAGATGCAAAGTATTTATTAGGAATAACGGCACATGATTTAACCGATGGTGAAGATGGGTACGTCATTTCGTTTGGCAAAATAAGACAAGTTAATACTGATACTTTTGCGGCTGGTGCCATCCTTTACCCTTCGCCAACAGTGGCTGGCGTTTGGACGGACGTTGAACCCGTTGCGCCCAATATTGATATGCCTATTGGCTTTTGTATTAATTCATCGGTAAATAACGGAACAATAGCCATACGCGTAGCATCGGGTTATAAATTGTCAGAACTTCATGATGTTCAAATTACTTCACCAATTGAAAATTCATCTTTATATTATAAAGGTGGATTGTGGCGCGATACAACGGCTGCCCTTTTGGTAAGCGACACGGCTTCCATGCTTTCCAACTATGCCACAAAAGCATACGCGGACACAACAGGAAGATTATACGCAAGGCAGGATTTTACAAATGTTTCATCCTCAACTTTGACTTGGACACAAAGTGACACTTTGATTCCTGGGGGAGTTACCGTCGTTCAAGTGTATCGCAACGGACAAATACTTTTGCCTTCGCAATACACAATACCAACGTCAACAAGCGTGGTAATTGCAGCTTCATCATTCAAAGTAAATGATAATTACACGGTTATTTTTCCGCGTGGTGGTGGTACAGGAAGTGGTGGAGGATCGGGAAGTTTAACATCAATTTCAGCAGGTACAGGAATAACAGTTAGCCCAAATCCAATTACAACGACTGGCACGGTTTCTGCTGATTTATCTGTATTAATGGAGTTGACTGATACAAGTTTATTAAATCTTACATCAAGATTTAACACAAAGCAAAACACCTTAGTATCTGGAACAAATATCAAGACAGTAAATTCAAATAGTTTATTAGGCTCAGGAAATATAAGCGTTGGAACATTGGTTGGCACGGATACCGTTTCATTATCTAACAGAATAAATACAAAGTTAAATTCAACCGACACGGCTTCCTTATCTAATCGAATTAATCTTAAATTAAATGCAACTGACACGGCTTCCCTTTCCAACAGGATAAACGCAAAGGGCACGGGCACGGTTACAAGTGTTGCCACGGGCTACGGGTTAACAGGCGGAACAATTACCGCGACGGGTACTTTGTTACTTGATTCAGCCGTTGTTTTTTCACGCATTCGCGATTCTATTGTTGACGTTGCCATTGGGAATGATACCATAAAGATTTTAAAACAGGAATACGCACCTGCCACAACAAGCGTTTTAACATGGACGGTAACGCCCAAGTTTCCAATTCAATCAAAGTATTTTATTTTGGTTTTCAGGAATGGTCAACTTCTTATCAACGACCAATATAATTTGACAGATACCAATAAAATTACCATTTTTTCCAATTCATTTAAGGTTGGCGCTAATTACACGGTGGTCACGGTTTCGGGCATTGGTTCGGTTGGAACGGGCGTGTTTCCAAACCCCGTTTACCCTGAGGCAGGAATAGCGGTATCCACAGGCAGCGCGTGGGCTTCAAGCGTTCCAAATAATTCAAGTAATTGGAATATCGCGTTCAATGATAAAATAACCAATGCAGCCTTCTCAGGAACAACGATAAAGATGTTGACTTTGACCCAATATGACGGGGGAACATTTACGCCAACGTTTACCGATTTGCAAGGGGTGACAGGCGTCACGGCAGGAACAGGGTTAACAGGTGGAACGATTACATCCACGGGCACAGTGGCAGTTGATTTTACCACGGTTGCACCTTTAGCAAATCCCACGTTTACGGGCACGGTTTCGGGGATAACAAAAAGCATGGTAGGCTTAGGGAATGTGGATAATACTTCGGATGCTAATAAACCCGTATCGACAGCAACACAAACGGCGTTGAATTTAAAGGTAAACATAAGCGACACCGCTTCGATGCTTACTCCTTACTTTCGAGATGCTGATACAACTCAATTAAACCTTACTTCCAGATTTGCTGAAAAGCAAAATACGCTCAGCGGCACTGGATTTATCAAAGCAAGCGGCACAAATATAACGTATGATAATTCAACTTATCTCACAACAGGGACAGCAGCATCAACATATTTGCCATTGACAGGGGGAACATTGACGGGTGATTTATACACAAAGTATTTAAACACGTTTGCAAAAACAACTTACGTTCCTTTTAATTCTGGAATAGGCGAACAAAGTATTTTTAATGTTGGCACAACTTTAAGAGGTGGTACGGTGATGGTCTTTCCTGATTCAAATTTAGTTGGAAGTTCAGCAAATATTTTTCTTGCAAATTCAAGTGTTCAAGGTGTTGAATCTTCCGCAATGGGAAGTGGCATGAGAAATTATACAAAACAAGGCGGTGACACAAGGAGAAATTCACTTGCGTTATACACATCGGGCATTGGTTCGCAAAATACAAATAGATTATTTATTGACTACGATGGTAACGTTGGTATCAACGACGATACACCTTCATATAAGTTAGACGTTAATGGCACACTCAACGCCACAGGCGCAACAACCCTTGGCTCAACCTTGGCAGTGTCGGGCGATATAACCGAAAATGGAAATAACGTTTTAACAAGCGCAGATACAACTTCAATGCTTTTGCCTTATTTAAGAAAGACTGACACGGCTTCCTTATCAAGTCGCATTGATTCAAAGTTCAATAGTTCAGGCGGCACAATTTCAGGCGCGGTGACTTTGTCCACAACCACGGCAACGCCTTCAAGTTTACTTGGTAAAAGCACGGGTAACGTCGTGGGCAATGTACGTTTAACTTCTCCTTTGACTTTGGCTGGTGATTCATTAAACCTTGAAACGGTGCCAATATCAAAAGGTGGCACGGGTGCGGATAATGCGTCCTTAGCTCGAACCTTACTTTCCGTAGGTTATAATTTTGTACAAGTGACGGCAGGTTCGTCGGTTACAATTACGAGCAATCGAGTATCTGTTGTAAATACAGGAGGTTTTTCTACAACACAATTGGATTTAACACCCGCGACAAACGGAAGAATGTATATGATTAAAAATCTTGCATCAGGCACGGTGACAAGTTTACATTCAAATGTCATTCCTTTGACAGGTGGATCGCCAACAACTGCTATTCTATCTGCTGGCAACACTACGCCTCAATGGGTTACTTTAGTAGCAGATGGAACAAATTGGCACGTAATGCAATCAAACTAAAAACATAAACATGAAACAACTCATTTTCCTCCTCCTTTTCCCTTGTCTTGCTTTGGCACAGTATCAAGGGAATGGAAATCAGAAGATAACACTTGGCGAACAAACAAGTGCAGACGGGCTGGTGTATCGAGGCTTGGCGGCTGATACCACGCGGAAGCCTTCTGTTGATACCATGGCATTTATTTTGCTTGATACAAATACAAATATTATTTGGCAATATAAAAAGGCAACGAATAACGCGTGGACACGGGTAGGAGGTTCTATTTCATCAGGATTAACTGGCGTGTTGCCTGTGGCGAATGGGGGGACGAATACAAGTACATTAACGGCAAATAAGGTAATGGTTGGAAATGGCACAAGCGGAGTTTTAACGCCAACAGAGTTACATTGGAATAATACTTCAAAAAGACTTGGCATAGGCACATCTTCACCTACGTGGCAATTAGATATTGTTGGATTAAACCAACAAATTTTAAATTTAGAAAGTTATTCAAATACATATAGCGATTATCAAGGCGAACCAGGTATTTTTTTAACAAAATCAGCATCTAATACTGTAGGAACGAAAAGTACAACTCGCGATGGAGAAAATTTAGGTTCAATTTTTTTTAATGGTGTTAGAATAGACGGAAGTGTTAGAACAGCAGCATATATGAGGGTTGTACAAGCTGGTAGCGCAGGCACGGTAAATATACCTGCCCAATATTCTTTTTACACATCCGACGGAATAAGTTCAGCTACTGAAAGGTTAACAATTGCATCAAATGGCAATATTGGAATAGGCATAACAAGTCCTTCTCAAAAACTTCACGTTGTCGGCAATGGTAGATTTACGACAGTTGGAGCTGGAACATTTGGAAATAATTTAAACATTACATCTGATGGCACATTAACAACTGCCACCTCTGATGAAAAATATAAATACAATATTTTGCCAATTAGTTATGGATTAAATACAATTTTACAATTAAAACCAGTTAACTTTCAATGGATTGAGGGTGAAGAACAAGACTTAGGATTTATAGCGCAAGATGTTGCTGACATTATTCCAGAAGCTGTAAATACAAATTGGAATAGCGATTTATTAATGAGATATGAGTCACTCATCCCTATCCTTACTAAAGCCATACAAGAACAACAAGCCCTTATTAAGGCACTTGAACAAAGAATTTTAATCCTCGAAAACAAATAACATGAAAAAAATACTTTTCTTTTTACTCATTCCTTTTCTTGCCTTATCGCAAGACGTTGTTACCGATACGGTGTACATTCAAAAGCAAGGCAGCATTTATTATCTTGTTACCATGACCACGTTCAGTGATAGCACGGTGACAGGGAATAAACAAATACTTGGTGATTCATTGACAGCCATTAACGCACTTGTTACCGATGCCGAAAGGCAAAGCAACACAATTGCCATCCATGCGAAGCCATTGATTTTAAAAGGCAAAGCGGTTAAGCGGATTAATTATTACAACAATTTGCACCTTCAAATAAGTGGCAGACCCGTTTACACATCGACGGCACTAAGGGACACAACGGCTTTTTTGGGTGATTGGACATTGGTATTTAACGGGGAAAATATTCTTGGTGAAATACAGTTAAACAATGCTAATAGATTTATCTTTAATCCTGATAACGGCAAAGTATATACAATTTCTACCAATCTGTTACTCTCGACATTTACAAATCAAATCACATTTTCATTTAACGGAGTGCGCTATGACTTATACAAGTTTGCTAATGGAAAATTTGCAACCGTGGATAATGATGTTAAGCTGATAAAAAAGGAATAATGAAAGCAACTTTAATCAACTTTTTGCACCTTGGATGGGAAAAGATAACATACGCAATTTGTTGTGGCTGGATATTTTCCTTCTTCATACCCATTAAAGGATTCCTGATTTTTACGGTTTTCGTGGTTTTCGCGGACATGGCAACGGGGATCCTGGCAGCAAGGAAAGAAGGGCAGAAGATAAATAGCAAAGGGCTTTATCGGACAATGGAAAAGATAGTCGTTTATTTTTGTGGTATCCTTATATTCGAGGGTGCAAGAAATACTTTTAGCCTTCCATTCAACATTACTTACATGGCAGCGTTCTTAATTGCAACGGTGGAATTGTATTCTATTGCGGAAAATATTAAACGCATCACTGGCGTAAACTTAGGGGTTTTAATCACACGTTTTTTTAATCGTTAAAATAAATAATCATGCAGACTAATTTAAAAGAAGCTTTAAAATCAGCTGATACAATCAAGTCACCTTTGGGCGACGTGGCTTGTTATTCGCTTAATTTTGCCCAGTTAGCAGGCGAGATAAACATTTACATGGAAGGAAATAAGATTAAATTCACATGGAAAAATTACATTCAACTTGCACAAATAATTTGGGATAAGATTAAGGAGACATCGAGAGAATGTGCAGGAAAGGAGATTGAGGTAAAAGTACCTGCAAAGTTATCATTGATTAGTGCGGCTTTTGCATTAATTGGATTCAAGTTATAGGCGCAGAAGAATCGCTACCTTAGTGCCGAGGGGAGTAGATTAATTTCTATTCCCCTTAAAAATATAAAAATATGAAAGCATCTAAATTTTGTATCTTCATCGACGCGGGTCATGGAGGCATTGACGCAAAGAAAAAGTTACCTTACAATTATACCACCTATCCTTCAAAGTGCGCTCAGCATAACAATGCAAAGTTCCACGGTTACGGGTGGTTCTTTGAGGGCGTGTTTAACCGCGACGTTGCGGCAAAGATTGAGCAGTATTTGGTTGACTGGGGTTTCCCTGTGGTTCGCGTTTACGATCCTGTCTTGGATTTAACTTTGACAAAGCGCGTGGCGAAGGCAAATATTAACGCCCAGAATTATGAGGCTTCGTTGTACCTCAGCATTCACGGCAACGCGGCGGCTTCGCCCAATGCAAGGGGATTCGAGGTGTTCACGAGTAAAGGGAAAACAAGGTCGGACATTTACGCTGAGTTCTTGTTTAACGAGGTAAAGGAGGCATTCCCTAAATGGGTGTATCGCATGGATACCACGGACGGGGATAAGGATAAAGAAGAAAGTTTCTTTGTCATTACCCAAACAAATATGCCAGCGGTATTATCTGAAAATGGATTCTTTACCAATTACCACGACGCTTTAATGATGTTTGACCCAGTGTTCCAAAATACGTTGGCTTTGTCTCATGCTCGGGCGGTCGTGGATTATGCAAAGACACAAGGGGTAATCTTTTAAATAAAAAGGGCTGGTTCAAATGCCAGCCCCGATATACACATCAACAATTCAACAAATTAGTAATCAATCAATTATAAGTTTTATAAGCCTTGCGGCTGACTCTTTTAAAGTATCGGTTTCCTTTGAATGATAAAGTTGGTAACAAATGCTTACCATTCTTTCTTTTTCCATTGATTGATAAGCGGGCATCGTCTCAGGAATCAAAGGATTAAGGTAAAAATTTATTACCGATTGTTTGCTATTTACCGTGTCGGCAAAGCGGATAGGCTTCGGGCGCGCGTTGAAACATCTTTGCGCTTCCTTCCATTGTTCAAGGGTTAAGCCATCGGTTAATTCGTTATTTTTCATATATTTTCATTTTTAACTTTACTTAAAATAACTCTACTAATGACATTATTTTTATACAAAATAACTTTATCGACAACCAAATAATCATTATTATCTGTAAATTCTGGTTCGTCACTTAGATCTATTAAATCTCCTTTTCTTGGAATAATGCTTAACAAAATAACAAGATGCTTTCTATTTTCTGAATTATAAAGAATGGTTTGGTTCATTTTGCTTTGTTTTATTTAGTTCGTCAATTAAAGCGTCAGCCGTATCGACCGCACTTTCAACAATGCGTTCAATTTTAATATCAAGTCCATCTTTGTTACTTATTATTCCTTGCATTGCCATTGATGCAAAGTATTCGCGTTTGGTTAGACCATTACTTTTATAAATATTATCGTCCGAATAATCCTTTTTTGAATTAATAACGTTGTGGATTGGATCGTTTGCTTTTGTTTCAAGATTTTTCATCTTTTGATATAATTTTTTGCCATAAGCGCAAGAAAGAAAGCGTCGATTTCATCTTGACTTATTTTGGCGGGTTTAAAATCTGGTTCAAATTTCAATCGCTCACTTGCGACAACTTTCATAAACACGTCTTTATTAAACTTTTTACCCTTTGCCTCAGGTGAAATATTGTATGCTTCCAAGTTGTAACTTTTTATCCATTCATAAGCAATTCGCGAAGCGGCTTGGTTCATGCCAACGTTTCGGGACATTCGAGAAAGGATCGCGCGGTTAATTGAATTATTAAAGGTCACATTCTGGAGGCTTGAATCTTCAACCAAAACAACAGGACTTTCGTATGTCACCCAGGTTATAACGTCACCGATAAAATCGACAAACCTTTTATACCTTTTGAAAATCATGGTGCGGTCTGCGATAATGCAAACCGCCATTCCCTTTATTCTTAACGCTGGGTCAACGCCTATCAGTGTCCTCAAAGTGTTATTGTTTTAAATGAAGATACAAAGTTTTTTGCCGTTGTTCCCGTGGTTTCATTGTTTTCTTTTGCCTCAACCTTTACGCGTGGTTTCCTTTTCCGCTTTGGTTTTGGCTCAGGTGCATTGATGCCATAAGCCTCAACGCCTTTGTCAACAAAGTTTATTTCAAGTAAGTAACCGAAAACAACGATGGTCCCAACAAAAAGAAACATGGTGATAAATTCACCTCCTTCGTATTGTTCCTGTAACCCGAAGAAGATTTCAACCAAGGCGACAAGGGTTGCGCCCAGGGCAATCTTTGGCGGGTAAGTACTTCTTCCTTTGGTTGGATTTAGGAAGTCCATGAAAACCACGGCGAAGCGTCCAAGTTGCAAGATACTGGCGGCAATGATAGCAAGCCAAAAGTCAATAGGGAGAAAAATGGCGGTTAGGTAGGCGTTAATGCCATAAGTAAGAATAATGGTTAAAAGCATAATGGTTGGAATGTTATCCGAAATATTTTCGAATGTCCATTTAAATTGTGTGTTTGTGAAATTCTTTTCCATGATTGTTTTTTTTTGTTGTGTATAAAAAATAAGGGCAGCTGGGGGACTGCCCTGTGAGGTGATTATAATTCGGTTGCTAAAACAAATGTTACCATTCTTCTTAATTGCTTTTTAGTTACCGATGTATCTTCGGTCGCTATTGTTACAGGCCAGTTATTTTGCATAGAGCAAATAATAACTTCAAAGTTCATCCATGATTGACCTTGTAATTTAGCCTTAATTTTTTCTGCCTGAGTTTTGCAACCGATGTTTCCTAAGTTAATTGATGTCATTTTGTTTTGTTTTTGTTGTGTGAAATATCTTTCGTTCGTTTCAATACGTAAATTTAATATTAAATATTGAAACAAAAAAATATTTACAAAAATAAATGCAAAATAATTTAAAATTCGTCTCTTTTGCCTTTTAATGGGTAATGGTTC